GCGAACGCGGCGTCGGCCTCAGGCTGTTTGGCGTCGCGCAGGGTGGTGTAATCCCAGCCACCGGCCAGCACCAAGATTTGGCCCTGAGCGCACATTGCGCAAACACCGTCGCCCCGCTCATGAGCAGCCCAATCAATGAGAGAGCTTTTCATCGGCTTACCGTCACCACGATCCCAACCTTCAATTATTTCTTGAATTGTTTGTGTCATGTTTATTCTCCAACAATCCCGCGCGCATCCCAATCGCGGCTAGGCCAGCACATAATCAGCACAGCGCACGCTAGGTTAAGGGCGAAGACGGCGCTCATGCGCCAAACCCTTCCCAGGCAATCTGCGCATCCAGCTTGCGGTCGCGCATCTGTTCGTAAAGATAATCGCCGTAGTCAGACCCATCGTCGTCCAGCAGCTCACCATCTTCATCAACACCCAACGCCGCGCAGGCATCGTCAAGCATCGCCTGTGAACAATCGTCGCTGTAAAGGTTGTGCATCGCCTTGGCGTAATCCCACTCGGCATAGAGCAGGTTGCGGTTCATCGGCTTAAGATCGAGCCGCTTGACCGCGATCAAACGCCCCAGCGCCTCATGCAAGGCGATGTGCTGCGCCAGTTCGCGCGCTTTGGTTTCAGCCACGCGGGCGGCAATCTGTTTGGGGGTTGGCGGGGTGTAGGTCATCGCAGGCTCTCCGTTTGTTACGAATACCTGTCTAGCGCAACAAAAAGCAACGTCAACACTAAAATGCGATGAAATGCGTTTGACCTGTTTTTATCACGCGCCTATGCTTTGGTTATGGAAAACACCATCACCCCTGAACAAGTTGAAGCCGCCGCCGTTAAGGCCCGCGTGCCATTGACTGCGTTTATCCGCCAGGCAGGCGTTAATCCGGCGACCTTCTATCGCTGGAAGAACAATGCCGATCTGCGCCCCCTCACGCTCGCCAAGCTGGCGGATGCTGTGCAGGCCGTGGCATGACTTTGCAGGATAGCCTCGTCGCCTTCACGCGCCACCTGCATCGCCGCGCCATGCGCAAGCATCTACGGTTCGCTGTGGTGAGTGCGGTCAATGACAATTTGCGCCGCGCTACCTCTCCGGGCGCACGCAAGGGCTGCGGGGTTCCAACCCCCGCCTCGCAGCCCACCAGTTTTGCAGGTGATGCGTGAACGTGCCTGCAAAGATTGCGCAGCTCCGCACTGGCGCACGTCCGGCTAAGGCGTTTAAATATAAAACTTGGAAGCCGCGCGAAGTCGTGCTGGTCGAAACCCTGATCGCTGGCGGTGCAAACTATGCCGAGATTGCCTGCCGTATCGGCGTGTCGAAGAACGCCATCGCCAGTCTCGTTAACAATCGTATCAAGCCAAGCACCGGCGACCATGCTCGCCAGCAATTGCTCTGGCGCGCCAGGCAAATCGTGACCGCCGGTTACAGCGTTGCCGAGGTGGTCGATCTGTTCGGCTTCGATCCTGACATTGCCGAAGCCGCATTCCTGGAAGCTTATCCGGAGATCAACCAATGACCGTGTTCCACCTCGACCTGCGCGATCCGCAAGGCACTAAGGACGAACTATCTGTGCAAGTCACTTACCGGTTCAAGATGCGCCAGCAAGCCCCCAAGGCTATGCTTGCCGCTATTCCCAACGCGGGCAAGCGCACGGCATGGGAAGCGCGTGAGCGCGCCCGCGAGGGCATGGTAAAGGGCTTCCCTGATATGCTTGTCCTGTTTGACGGGCGCACGCTTTGCCTGGAGTTCAAAAGCGGCACGGGCCGTTTGTCCGATACGCAGCACGAAACCCTAAACCGGCTGCACAAGTTAGGGTTTGATGTGGGCGTGTTCCGCAGCGCCGAAAGCGCCCTGGCGTGGACGCGCGAGCGCATCCCCGATGCCTTTACCTAAGACGCTAGAGGACAAGCAAGCCGAGCAATCGCGGCTGGCAAAAGCTTACTACGCCGCCAAGCGGAAAGCGTGGGCCTTGGCAGTTTTTGACGAGCCGCGATTGTTGGACGTGCAACGCGACATTCGCGCCATGCGTTCGCCTGCTGCGATTCTCGCTTACCTGCGCGGCTCTTGGGTTATGGAAGCCTCGCCCGAAGTGCGGCTATATGTTTTGCGGATCGTCAATGCGCACGCGGACAAGATGATCAGGGCGGCTGGCGGCGAGGCATTGAACGACCCTATGCCGCCTGCGGTCAACCTGTTCATTGCAGCGCGTGAACTGCTAGGCGTTCGCTAGCTTAACCGCCGCCACGTCCCAATCATGGCCCGTCAGGCTCCACCTTAACTGGTGCGCCTTATATGTGTGCTTGTCGTCGATCATCCCATTACGAAACTGCACCACAAGCCGAACACCCCGCGGTATCTGGTCGGGATACGCACCAGGGTTCTTGTGAAAGCCTTTGGCTGGGATGGGGTAGGGATGTGTCAATTCAGACGCCAGTATTTTGAAGCCTTGCCCTTAAACGGTGCCAAGTCCAATTCCGGCAAGTGCTTCTTGACTACGGCAGCATAAGACACCGCACCTTCGCGCTCCACGCAGGTTAGCTTGCGTCCCGCAAACAGCGCATCCTTGCCGCCTGCAAGCGAAACCATACTATCAAGCAGATCACGCTGGCGCTCCTGCGCAACTGCAATCGTGGTTTTCAAATCATCCCATTCTGCCACCATGCTGTGCGCCTCGGTCGTATCCAGCACGGCGCGCTTGGGGGCCAAGTGTTCGTCGGGGTTGTCGCGCAGTTCGTCCAGGTATTCGGCATGAAACTGGCGCAGGATAGGGATGTTAGCGCTAAGCCAATCATCGTCCCGGCTGATGATTTCATGGCGCGTGTCCTTAGGGCACCACTGATAAAAATGGCAGTGGGGCCGGTCAGTGACAAAAAGCTGCACCTGGATTTGGGCCGCGTAGTGGGGTTGCTCTGCAAGGCTTTTAAAGGGTGCAGGCTTTTCAGCATCCCGTAGCGAGTATGGTGCTTTGACTTCGATTAATCCGCCGTCACTGGTGTAACCATCTGGGCTAGCCCCTAGCCATGCATCGCCGTCTTCTAATAAAACGAAAGATGCGGGCTCTACTTCCAAGCCTGTTTCAAAGCGAAATTCAATGATAGCGCCAGCTTCGTTGTTTTGGCCGTGGCGGGTCGCGACGTTCCCTTGGAACTCACTTTCAGCACCCAAAGCATCCCTCACCATCCGCCTCATAACATCTTCACGCGATACAAAAGGGGAGAGCCCCAAGATGCCACCGACCGCTGACGCGGTGATCTTTCCCAGCCTCGCTTCGAACCAAGCTTCGCTTAACTGTTCCATGTGGTATCTCCATTTAGGCCGGGGCCATTTTCTTTGTGCCATTGACTATGGCAGGCTACGCAAAGCCACCGCACATCTAAGGGATGATCGTAATTGTCGTGGTGACCATGTATTCGCCCAACTGCGCCACACTCTTGGCACGCGTCGGGCTTGCTTAGCTTTCCATCTCGAACGGCGTTGCCTACGGCGTTTCGCGCTTTAGACTTTTTGGGAAACCGCTCTTTGTATTCTCTCTGATGTTCCAGCGTTTGACGTGATCCACGGTTGCGGTCGTAGGCCCGATAGTAATCAATTCTCTTAGAGCGATTGTCCGTGACATCTGACTTATTGCAATCTTTGCACTTATTCACGTGCCCATCTGCCATCCGTGGGTGCCGATAAAACTCGCTTAGAGGCTTATCGGCACCGCACTTAAAACAAGGCTTTGACGAGGCAATTTGTTTGTTTTCCATGGCCTCGCCTAACTTAGAAACGAAGCAAAGTCGATTAGAAGGGTATGCCGAAATCATCATCGTCTCCGAGATGAGTATCAACCTTTTTTGCCTTGCCGACCACAAGTTCCGTCCCTTCGCAGGGCTTCACATCGCGCACCCAGTTGCCGCTCATCGGCCCATCGCGGCCTTCCATTTCCCAAACTTCGACAGACAGCACCATTTGCTTGTCGGCAAGCGCCACCAGCAGTTCGTCGTCGGACGGTTCCACGCCTTTTGCTGCCAGCTTTCCGCCTGCCAAAGCATCGATCTTGGCGAGCATCCGCAAA